TATTTAGATAAATATAACAAACACAATTGGTATAGTTGTGCTAAAACGAGAAAAACATGGAAAAAATTTTATCACCATCAGAAGTTAAAGACATACTAGAAAAATGTAATTACAGTGCTGTTTATTCTAGAAAAATAAAAACATTTTATAAAGACACTTATTTGTATTTGGTAGAGAAATACCCAACTGCACTATCTTTTAGTGAGATAGTTTATTTATATGTTAATAATTTGCAAAAAGAAACAGATATAAGTTGTAAATGTTGCGGAAGTAAAAATGTCAGCTATGTTAACATTGTAATCGGTTATAAAAATAGTTGTTCTATTAGTTGCGGCAATCTTTTAAAATGTAAAGACAAAGATGATAGTTTAATTAACAAACGTAAAAACCAACCAGCCGATCCACCTAAATGTGATAACAGCGAATGTACTAATGTTGTTAAAAAGAAAAAGAACGGTGTGTGGAATATTTATTGTTCTTTTGATTGTAGGGGAAAGTTTAATTCTTTAAAAAGTAGAGACAAATCAAAGCAAACAATGATGCAAAATCACGGCGTCGAGCATGCGTTACAATCATCTATAATATACAAAAAAATGCAAAGTAGTAATATTGCTAAATACGGTGTACCTAATGTAATGAACCTGTCTGGAAGTTCTGAAAAATTACAAAATACTAAAATTGCCAAATATGGTTTTGTGTCTAATTTTGCAGATCCTGTTGGTTTACAACAATCAGTAGATGATGTAGCACAAAGATACGGATACAAACCTGGAGAGTTTACAAATGTAAGTCAGATACCCGAAGTGCATTTGAAAAAGTTACAAACAGGGTATATGTCTAAGGACTATATTATGCCGAGTGGTAATGTAGTGAAAATACAAGGGTATGAGAATTTATTTCTGGATAAGTCACTTTGTTATTTTGATGAAGATGCACACATATTCGGAAAGTATATTAAATATGGTCTAAATTCAGTCTATCTTCCTGATGTAGTAATAGGTAATAACGTCATAGAAGTTAAATCTGATTATACATTTTTAGCTGAATACGATAAAAATATTGCAAAATGTATAGGTTCTGTTAATGAAGGATATAAATTTAATTTTGCAATATTTGAAGGAAATGGCTCGTTGCAATTTTTAAGTGTATCGAAAGAGCATTTTATAATGAGGGAATACTTATTATCTGAGAATATACAATTTGAAGAATTTAAAAATATAAATGGGACAGTATTTAATTTCTATGTGGGTAATATAGGCATTATAATTATAAATCCTGATTTTTCAAATGAAGTGTTCTTAGAGAAGGATTATTTCGTTAAGTTGTATGCTAAACATTGCGATATGCAAGTAATAACTGTATGCGATGTTGAAATAACAGATGTTGTATTATCGTCAATTAGAAGCAAAATAACAAAAACAAACACTGTTAAAATATTTGCAAGGAATACAGAAGTTAAAGATGTTAGTGCAGGCACTGTAATGTTTTTAACAAAAAATCACATACAGGGTTATGCACCTTGTCAGATATGGTGTGGTTTATATGTAGATAAGGAATTAGTTGGATTAATGGGTTTTAATAACTTCAGGAGCGGCGTAGGTAAAAACCGTGGAAAAGATGCATATGAGTTAGTAAGATATGCAACAAGTGCAAATATAGTAGGCGGAGCAAGCAAGTTATTATCGTATTTTGTTAAGAAATATAATCCGTCTTTAGTGTATTCCTATTCTGATAATATGATATCAACTGGAAAAATGTACGAATCTTTAGGGTTTAGTTTAGAAGCTAACAGTAAAGAAAGATACAGGTATAAAATTTTCGGCGAAGATAAAATTAGCCACCGTTACAAGTTTAGGAAAGGTGCGCTAAAAGGTAAGTTAAAAATATATGATGATAATTTATCTGAGAGAGATTTAATGCAGTTAAATAAGTATTATCGTGTATATGATGCAGGCGTTAAAACCTGGACCAAAACCTTCTAACATTGGTGTAAAAATTTAGCGTATCTTGGTGAACTACTTGACCCCTAAAGGAATCAAGCTTCCTGGGCCGGACAACTAACGTCATCCGTATCTCCACAGGCGTAGATTTCGGCAGTTCCTGCCGTATTATATATTCGTGTTCCTTCGTTTACAATGTTTATTGCTGCATTTAGATCTCTATCTATATATAATCCACAAGATTGACAATCATATATCCTATTATTTAAAGACATCTCTTGTATCTCGCCGCAGCAACTACATGTTTTTGTAGATGCAAAGAACCTACCTATTTTAATAAAATGTTTACCTCTTTTTAGACATTGCCATTCTAATTGGCTTACAAATTGGCCCCATCCCACATCTGCTATCGATTTTGCCAATTTGTGATTTTGCATCATGCCTTTGATATTGAGGTTTTCAACACAAACTAAGTCGTTGTTCTTGGCGATCGAACTTGCTGTTTGTTTTGAAAAATCATCTCGTTTGTTACTTATTTTTCTATGTTCTCTTGCTAATTTAATTCTTGCTTTTTCTTTGTTATTACTTTCTTTTTGTTTTCTTGAGTGTGATTTATTTAGTTTAGCAATTTTCTTTTCGTTTTTACGAAAATAATTATTGTTTTTAAATATTTCTCCATTAGAAGTAATTGCAAATTCCTTAATACCTACATCTATACCAACAGCCGTGTTTATTTCTGTTATGGGCGATTGGCAATAATTGTCATATGTATTATATACAATAGATACCCAAAAATCACCCGCTTTATCTCTACTCAAAGTTAACGAAGTTGGTTTGCCTTGTATTTGTCTATGTTCTACTATTTTTACACCTGTTTTTAATTTTGGTAGGTATAATTTGTTGTTTTCGATTTTCCAACTTTGTGGAAATCGAATACCACTCTTGTCTTTCTTTCTTGCTTTAAATTTAGGAAAACCCGATGTGTGCTTAATTGCCCTATTTAATGCAGTATCTAAATCTTGGCATTTTTGTTGAAGTGCTTGCGAAGGGCATTGCTTTAAATATGATAAATCCGCATCTTTTTTAATTTGTGTTAATTCAAGTTGCATATCATCTGAGAAAATGAAAACTTTTTCATTTTCGTATTTTTTAATGTTTTTAGCTAAAAACAAATTCCATACTTTACGGGCACAACCCAGCCATTGGCTGAAAATTTCAGCTTGTTTTGTAGTTGGATATATTCTATATGTTTGTCGTATATGCATTTGTTTTTTACTAAATATAAAAGTATTTATCATTTTAATTAAAAAAAGGCACATATGCATAAAACAAAACTTAAAATACACCTAATATTTGTTACTAAATACAGGAAAAAAATATTAATAGGCGATATAGAAAGGGATTGTACAGAAATTATTAAAAACGAATTAAAAAAGATGGGTTGCACACCTATTGCAATAAGATCAGACAATGGCGATCACGTACATATAATGGCGGAAATAAGACCGACACAATCAATTAGTTTAATTGTTCAAAAAGTTAAACAATTCACTGCTTATCAGATGTGGATAAAATATCCGGAATTAAGGAAACATTATTGGTATAGAAATTGGTTTTGGTCATCTGGTTATTTTTGTTCAACTACAGGAGAGACAAGTAGCGAAGTAGTCAAACAATATATTAATACACAGGGGAATTAATATATATTAATTTGTGCACAAGGGAATATGGCTTTTTCTTGGTAAATAGTATAAACTTACTAGGATATAAAATGAGTGGAAAGCCAACTAATTTTCAATACACGTGGAAACCTGATTCAGTTGATAGCAGAGATTATATTCTTACGGCAACGTCAGCTAAGTTACCTGCTTTTGTTGATTTAAGAAGTGCAATGCCAGATATAGAAGACCAAGGATATTTAGGTTCTTGTACTGGAAATGCAATAGTAGGTGCATTAGAATACCTAGATAAAAAGAATGATAATGTATATGAAGATATATCTAGATTATTTGTTTATTATCAAGAACGTCTAATGGAAGGCACAGTCAATCAAGACAGTGGCGCACAAATACGTGACGGTATTAAAGCCTGTGCAAAAATAGGTGCCTGTACTGAAAAACTGTGGCCGTATGACTATAGTAAATTCACAGTTAAGCCTAGTGACGAAGCGTATGCAGATGCAGCAAAACGTAAAATTACACAATATCTACGCATTACAAATATAAATGCACTTAAACAAAGTTTAGCAGACGGGTATCCTGTTGTTTTTGGTTTTCGAGTATATAAATATTTCGAAACCGAAGAAATGTCAAAAACAGGAATTTTGAAAATGCCAAGCTGGTATGAATCTCCTCTCGGTGGGCATGCAGTATTATGTGTGGGTTACGATGATGTATCGAGTAGAATTATCGTAAGAAATAGTTGGGGAAAAGGCTGGGGACAAGAAGGTTATTTTACTATGCCATATAAGTATGTGACTAAGTCAAACTTATCAAGTGATTACTGGAGTATACGCAAATAAAATTTGATAAATAATAGAAACTATAAAGAATTATTATGTCAAAAACTATTAAGTTTACAGAATCATTAGAGCTGAAGCAACCAGCAGCGCGCGGCGGGCTCGAAAATTATCGATCCTTTTTAACTGTGGACCAAGACGGTATATTAAGTGTATCTGCTGCATTCGGTAAAATAGGCGGGTTACGTGTATTAGGCGAAGACTCTGTGAGCACAGTTGAAGGTACACTACAGGTAAATTATGGTGTGTTATATAGTAATCCGCCCGTAGGTGTATACAACGAGCCATCTTATGCGCCGAAAAATACATTAAACGGCGCACTATCAGATGTATTATTATCTGTGTGTGGCGTACACACAACAACTGTAAGTAGTAATTCTGTTTATATAAATGCTGATTTCTATAAAAGATATGTATTCCAGGGCGCAAATGCCCAAAATTATTTAGCGACTAGTTTAATTTTAAGTAATATTGGATCCGGTTATCAAGTAAACGATGTGTTGGAAGTAGTTGGCGGTACAGCATATCATAAATCTAGAATAACTGTAACGTCGGTTGACATTAGAGGCGGAATAACTGGTTTTGATTTTTATATGGGTCATTATTCTGTAGTACCATCTGCTAATACTACATTAATTTATATAACAGGTAGTGCAGGCATAAATGCAGAAGTAACATTAGTGTTTCAGAAGACAGGTGCAGTCGTAGATTTAGATGATGCTTTATTGATACCTGATTCTACTATAACTAATCTAACAACTTTACCTTTACTAGTAAAGAAATATAGTCAGCCATTAGAAACATCAGTTGAGGTATTACCGTCACAACCAGTAATAGTGTTTGCATCGAACGGTGCAATATGTGCGTATTATACGCCAGAAACAGAAAGTTCCAACGATACTGTTGTTTTTGATTTTTATAGCGACTACGATGCTGTTTTATCACCTACTGCATCAAAGTCTTTTCAGATTACAATAACAGACTCTGGTACTGTTTTAACGGCAGCAAGGACAGTTTATTCTTCTTATAAAGTAGGGACAGGTGATATAGGTTTACAAATTGTATCAAATGAAACAGCATTTGATATAGAGTATGGAATAAAAAATTACGAATTAAATCCTAATGTGTTGATTCCGGCAGGCCAAAAGAAAGTAGTTTATTATTCAGTTGATAGATTTTTAGAATTTTCAACAAATACCACTGCTACACCTATTGTGTGCGGCGACGAATCATCTGCAATAACTACAGGTACATCGTTAGTGACATTTAGGATGCCTTATAACTTCTATCTAAGTAGTATTAAAGCAAGTTTAACTACTGCACAAACATCTGGTAGTTTATTAACCGTAAATGTAAAAAAGAACGGTTCGACTGTGTTTAGTACAAATATTACATTTGATAATACAGAAAAAACAAGTAAAACAGCAACTACCCCTGCAGTATTATCTACTAACACTGTAAGCGACGATGACGAAATAACAATTGATGTTACACAAGTAGGCGATGGGACAGCAACAGGGCTTAAGGTTTATCTGATAGGTTATGTGATACCGTAAATACTTCCAAATAATATATAAAATCTTTTCTAGTTGATTGCAATTCTTGTATTGTGCTTATTATGTAAGAAGTATAAACGCCTTTATATTTTTCTATAAAAATAGTTATATTTTTTATGTCTTCTTCTAAGCTGTTGATAATTTGATTTATTAAAGTACGATCCGACAACAGATTAACCATCCACTTGTGCTGTTCTGTTTCGTATTTAAAATAAGATTCTTGTGAGAAATTAAAAAGTGCCTTCACTGGGTTAATACCTTTTCGATACTTTGAAAGTACAGTAGGGTATTTAAATTTAGGGCTTAAAGTTTTAAAGCCGTTTTTTAATTTATTTAGATCTTTATTAAATTCCGATTGATTTATCAAGAAAGATTCAAAATCAGAATTTAAATTATTCTTTTTAAAATTTATGTGATATATATTACTCATATATTACTACTTCTTCTTCTATGTCATATAAGTATTTAGTATTTTTTAGAACTGCGATATAATAGTTTTTAATTTATCTAAGCTTGCATTGTTACATAGTGTTATTTTTGCACCCTCGTGCATAGGAGTAGGCCAGCAACCCAAATCTAACCATGCATATCCTGCAGATTCTTTATTTAGTACAGGTATAAATTCGTCATCTACTATACACACAAAACTATAATATCTAAATTTTTTATCATTTGATTCGTATATGTCAAAAGGGTATATTTTTTTAATTCGCGGTATACTACCCATTTCTTCTTTTATTTCTCTTAACAAACATTCTTTAGTGGTTTCGCCTTCCTCGAACATCCCGCCCCATAAACTCCAGCATAATTTGTAAGATTTGTTAGGGGATCTTAGATTAAAAAGGACTTTATTTGTTTTTAATGAAATAAAAATTTGCGCCGCATGCTTTTTTGATATTGTCCATACAACTATTTATGCTTTTTAAAATATCAGTTAATTATAGCGGCTGTATATTATTTAAATACCAGTAACCTGGATTATATGTGCCTAATATTGCATATATCCATGTGTTACCATCGTACCTGTATAGTTGGCTGTCTTGGAGATTAGAAATATAAACATCGGAAGTAGAAGAAACAGAATCAAAAATTACACTCCATGCGCCGCTGTTGTATTCTATTATGTCGTTTTCGTTTGCTATAGTTATACCCGGCCAATTAACATTGTTTTCAATTACAGTAGTCTCGTTTAAATCCGTAGAAGATATTAATAAATATTTTGTACCATTAACTGGGCTTGGTAAATTAAAACCTGGTGTCTGTGTAACAGGGTCAATTATCCTGGTAATTGGGCTATATAGACTTACTGTAGGGGTAGTATCGACATCAATGGCCAACGTTAAAATATCGTTTGTTATGTTTGTTATAGTACCCGATACATCTGTACTATCATCTTCTATGTCGTTTGATATTTTAATCTTAAAAATAGTAACATTGGGTATAATTTTACCATATGTAGATGTTAGGTCGTCCCACGTTAAATTTGTGGTTTCGCTATAATTGCCAAGTAGTTTAACTTTTATTATGCCTTCGTCTTGAAACACATCTGCCTTGAAATTACCAGGCGTGAAAACCATATTAGTTAATAAAGTCGGGTCGCTTTCGTCTCCTTGAAAAACATTAGTTATGATTTTTTGTATAATTCTTTGTCTTTTTAATTTAGCAGGCGGGTTAATCCATATTGGTAACTGGAAAGTAATAGATGCAAAATCGTTTTCTGCATCAAGTGCGGGTATATTTCTATTAGTCCAGTTTATAGTTTTAAGTTCTACTTCGAAAATACCAGACCAGTCAAAAGGATTGTCGTTTTGTTGTAATTGTATAGAGGGATTAAAAATAGTTGCTATCTGTTCTATTATCTGTAATTTATTTTGGACATTAGTTGTCCATATATCTAATTGTAATGTTAGATCATACGGCACAGGCATGTATCTTTCAACTGTATATTTGTTTCCGATTTCAGAACCATAAGACCCTTGCTCTGCGTTATACTTTCTTTCGGCACCTTGCATTACGCCAACAAACATAGGGTCTTGTCTTCGGCCATCGTTCCTGTCTAAGCTTTTAATAATAACCGACATAGAAGGTGCAGTAAGAAGAGTATTGGGGCTATTATCTTGAATAATGTGTGCAACTGATCTACTCATATCACCGTATTTAATTGGCACCCTTTTTTGAATCTTGTTCCCGTATTGATCTGGGTCGGATTCTATCTTAATGTCGGAGAAGATACGGATAAACTGTAATAAGTATCTTGATATTTGCTGATCGTAAAAAAAGTTCATATATTATTACCTGTATTCCCGTTGTGTAAATTTGCTTTCGCTTTTACAACTTTAGACAATGCTTGTTTTTGTTTAATAGTTGAACCATCTTGTAAAACGTCAGTATCTACATTATCGATAAACGTATCAAGTATTCGATTATATGCAGTCCATTTAAATCGCATATCGTCTTCTATTTTTCTAAATATGCTACCTTCTTTTTTGAATAACCTATCCGGGTTATAATCAGTTCTGAGATAAAAATCACCGTCTTGTAGATTATTTGGAAAAGAATCACCTTTACCAGTTAAAGGTTGCCCATTTGGCGGCATACCGTCGCCTCCCCAAATGTAATACATGTATGATCCGTCATCTAATGTTTCAACCCATAAATGTGAAGCATCTACATACTTAGGGTCAAACTTAACATTCTTTTCTGCTTCGGCAATAATTGCGTTTGTTATTTCTTCTAGTTTACCAGCAGTGCTAATGTCGCATTTAATACCTGAACATTCGGTATTACCTACAATATCGCCGTTAGAATCAATAATTGTACCTGTATCATCCGACCCAACTATGTCTGCAAATTCAGGCGAGTCAGTTATGACTTTCATCTTAACTCGCCATATATGCGAATGCCACTTTGGACCGAATCCTTGTGAACTAAAAGAACCGTCCTCTACTACGAAGAATTTGTTAATTGCACCTTTATCTTCGTCTAAAGGGTGTGTATCTCTAAGGTGCGGCAATTCTATCACGTCGCCCGAAATAATCTTTCTCCCGAGTATATTCATCATAGTGGTGTAGTGAAAAGATAAGAATAAAGTGTCGTTAGATATATAAAAACCAAACTGCGACAAATTAAACTCAGAGTCTTGCGGAGAATAGTGCCCTTTCATTACCTGTATATCTTTGCTATACTGCCTGTCTCGATTTTCAAGAAATAGTACATCTTGGATGTTAGTAACATTGCCTGTATGACCCGACCCTAAATACTTGTGAAGGTATACCCCGGTTGCACCGTGGTCTAAAATCTCACCAACACTCCGATCTATAAAATAGTAGTCTCTGTCTTTATTTTCGTTCCACAGCGATATTTTAGGCATAATAAGGTATCTTTTTATGTATTTATCATGATGTTGACATTTGATTGGCAAGGTGCTATTATGTTTGCATGTTACTAACAGGTATATTGTATGAAAATTATATATTCGCCTTCTGCAAGAAAAACTATCTACGGCGATACTGCTAAAATTAAAGACAGTTTTACTATAGGCTTAATGAAAATTCACAAGAAATATTTTAATAATGGTAACACTGATAATGTAATACTGATGTTAGTTGATCAAGGATATATACCATTTGATATAAGAGCAGGCATATCAGGTTTGTGTCAAGGGCGTAAACTAGAAATTAATCGACTAGACTTCAGCGGCCCGTTTTCTATGGGAAAAAGTATAAATTCAGTTATCACTTTTGCAAAATATGATATTTCTTCCTTTACAAAAGGGCTAGAATTTCAATACATTACACATAATGTTAGTAAAGATATTTCTTTATACCTTTCTGCAATTAAACGACTAGTCGCAGAAACTAACAAAAAAATTAAAAGCTTTATTGAAAAATACGATAATTGCTTTTTTGTATTTTCTCGAAAAACTAGTGAATCATTTGTAAATTTAAGACAAGAATTAAATAAAGGGTTAAACATAGAAGGAGTAAAATACGATTATATGCGTATTAGTAACGACTATTCATATAACACTTCCATTTTGTTAAATTACAACGAACATTTAGCCCATATATACGAGTCTAACAGTTTAATAATGAGTAACGCTGGTGTAAGATACTCGTATTATGAATTTAATTTTACATCGCCTGAACATTTTAAATTATTGTACGAGGATCAACGTCTTCCTTGGTTTGCAGAATCGATTAATTTGTTTAATTTAAACAATGGTTTTTTAGATTTCCTACAAACCCAAAATTTAGAAAAGTATGCAATGGTTGATAAATTAAAAACTAGCAAAAACAAAAATGAACTTGTTTTAGATACAGAGATAGATTTGTTATTTGCTAGTTATAAACAAATGCTTAAAATTTAATACATGCCAACACTGCAATATTTTTCGGTCTAGTTTCTGTACCGCCGGTTGCATCAGTTTTATATATCGGATTAGTAGGCATTCCAGTACCAATTACAAATCCTAAATGTGATCCACTGTTGTCTGTGTTGTTTATAGGATGGTCGTGTGTTTTAATTTCATCTGATTGTGTAGTACCAAATGTACGCCCGCTATCTACACCTCGACTATCATCCCATCCGCGTCTAAACTCTCCTCGTGCATCGGGCAAGTTAAAAGTAGTAGTGCCGTTACCTGCACCCCAAGTTGTACCTATTGCAGCAAATAAAGCAGAGTATGTAGAACGTGATATTGCATCCCCGTTACATTTTAACCAACCGCTTGGTGCAGTATTCATTGCAAAATCCATTATTGCACCAGGAGGCACACCTACGAATTTAACAGGGTCTACAAATTTAATTGCATTATCTGCCCCTCTTACAGCCATTTTCAGAACAGAAAGATCGTAAGGTTCTGACACTAAAGGCGCAGTAGAATATAAAGTATTTGCTTTAATATTACCAGTTGAGTCCCTTTGTACTATAGTATTTGCTGTTTCGTTTACGTCGTTTGTTAAGTCGTTGAGTAAAACTGAATTATCTGCGGTTCCCTTAAAGTTAGTAGCAAAAACCTCGTTAAATTTTAATGTAGCCGTTCCTAAATCTAAAGAATTATTACTTATAGGTGTTATAGGACCATTTAAAATAAAACCGGCATCGGTTAATACTTTTTCGGTTCCTTTCCAAGTAATACCCGCTGCAGAAACTGATAAATCGGTATACGTTATATCTACCCCTGAAGTACCTGTGTTTGCAACTGATAATTTTATAGTACCATTTTTACTTCCTGTTTCGAATGATATTTTTGCAGCACCGTTATTCGTTGTTGCATACTTATCTGCAGTACCAATAGTAGTATAATACGATCCTGCTTTAACGAATATATCGTTGTTGTATACTTCGATAAAAGATTTCCCATTATCGAGTGTTATCGGTTTACCAGAAGTAGTGCTAAACAATGCACTTTTTATAAAAGTGATATCGCCATCGGCAGTATCGTTTATATCAGATCTTAAAAATTGAGTAGAACTTATTCCAGATAACGATGTTGCATCGGCTACCCCACCGCCAGATACGATAAAATTTGCATCTATGTATGCTTTGTCGTATACATTTAAATTATTTCTTGCACTTACAACGTCAGTTAAATCTGATAAGTTATTAGCAGCAACTAATTGTGTTGCATTGATAACATTGCTAAGGCCTATTTGTGCTTTTGTTACATTGTGCGGGTTGTTAAAATCTAGTAAATGAGAAGAAAAATCGTTAAGTGAAATTTAGAAAGGTTTTACCCAGTCGTTAATTAATGTGCTATCTCCGCCGTTTCTTGTGTCTTCGCCGTCGTACACGTATATTATTTTCTCGGTTTTGTTATACCATATTTGACCTTGTACTGCATTTGCAGGAGGCGTATCGCCTGCAAAGTTTTCTAAGCTCCAAAGAATTGCTTCTTGCAAAGGCTTAGGATAATCTTCATAATATAATCCGATTAAAGGAATAGATATCTGACTGCTATCTAAAGTTTCGTCTCTTATAATAAAAGGCTGTTGGTTATTAGTTGAAAGGCCTTTTTCGGAATATCTTACTATTTGTGTGCTCATATCTTCTCAAAACAAGGTTTTATATATTTATCAAAAAAACATAGTGCGATTGATAAATACTACGTTAATTGGGAGTTATTATGTCTGACGAAGAACATTTAAAAATAGAATGTAAAGTACCAATCGAGACTGCAAAGGAAAGAAAAATAAGAATAGATGCAAGTCTTGCATTTCTTACTTTCTTTATAGTTTTAATGATTATATTGTGTACAGGCGGTGTATATTATTTGTTCATGGGTAAAGCTAACTGGTTATTAATAATTATCAGTACACATTTTATGCCATTGTTTATTCCTCCTTTGTTAATGATTGCCTCGTTAGCAGTAGTGCTATCTCTTAGACAAGCATCTGGGCCACTTGAATTTAAAGTTCTTGGATTTGAAGTAAAAGGTTCTGCAGCACCTATTATAATGTGGGTGTTGATATTTTTGTGCTTTGTATATGCTGTCCAGATGTTTTGGCCGATGTTTACCTTACCCCCATCGTAATGATAAATAAACTATTGTTTATATGGAGTAACAATAGTGGCAGATTATAAAGGCAAGCATGTTGTTTGTGATATGATATTAAAAGAGAATGTTGATATTTCGCAATTAATGGTTTATATTGAGGAATCGATAAAACATGCGAAAATGAACGTAGTTGACGTATTACATAAGCCTTTTGACCCGCATGGTGACACAGTAGTTTGGATTTTATCGGAATCACATTTTTCCTTGCACACCTACCCCGAAAGCTGTTATATTAGCGTTGATTGTTATACTTGCGGAGAAGAAGGCGACCCGCATGCAGCAATTAATTATTTAAGAAAGGTATTACAACCAAAGAACACATCTGAAACTTTTTTATTAAGAGGTATGGTCAGTGAAGATTAAAGTTTCCCCATCTGAAGAAGAAAACGTCTACAAATCGTATGTAACAGACGAAAGAGCAACTTTAATACTTAATAAAGGCATAGTAGCAGAGCAGTACAAAAAAATAACAGCAGCACTTCCTAGCGTAACCATGTATTATGCTATTAAGTCTATGCCGGATAAAGAAGTAATTAACACATTATACGAATGCGGATGTAATTTTGATGTTGCAACATCAGGCGAAATCGATATCCTTAAAGAGCTATCAGTTGAATCTGAAAAAACTATTCATACGCACCCTATTAAAACTCAATTTGAAATAGAAAAAGCAATCGAGTATGGTTGTGAAGTATTTGTAGTTGACAACTTACATGAACTTCTTAAATTTATACCATATAAAGATAAAGTATCGGTTTTGGTACGGGTTAGCTTTAGAAGCGCAAATGCAAAGATTGATCTGTCTAAAAAGTTTGGTTGTAATGCAGACAAGATAGAAGAAATGCTTAGTAATGCAAGATCGCTAGGTATTAAAGTGATAGGCCTTTCGTTTCATGTCGGGTCTCAAAATACAGACCCTTCTATGTATGTTACTGCTATTAGTAAATGTGCAACAGTTTTCGAAAACTACACAAATTTAAAAGTGTTAGATATTGGCGGAGGGTTCCCTATTGCATACGATGGCGACGATATTAATATTGTTGAGTTTTGTGCGCCAATTAATACAGCACTTGAACTAATACGTAAAGATGTAAAGGTAATTGCAGAACCAGGTAGATTTATATCTGGTCCAAGCGTAAAAGCAGTTACTACTATTGTCGGCAAAGCAATTAGAGATGACCGGGTTTGGTATTATTTAAACGACGGAGTCTACGGTTCTTATAGTGGTACTATTTTTGACCATGTTGCATATCCTATTCAAGTTTTTAGCGATAGCGACGAACTTCAGAAATGTGTACTTGCAGGCCCAACGTGCGATAGCGTCGATGTTATTGCAGAAGATATAATGCTACCAGATTTAGAAATAGGCGATATAATTGTAGGACATCAAATGGGGTCGTATACGCATGCGACTACTACGGAATTTAACTGTATTAAAAAGCCGAGGATTATTTATGTCTTATAAGATATCTTTGTTTTTGTTGCTATTTACGACAATGGTAGGTTGTACAAATAAAACAACATTTGGAATAGAAATAGAAAATCTCTCAGGATATCCTTTACTTAAAGCATCTAGTGGAAA